GAAATGGCAAGAAGTAAATTACCACTAGGAAAGTAAGTATTCCGTGTTCTGCATAATGTCTATGGGCATTGCTGATATACTTTATTTTATTGATATTGTTATGGAACGATTGTAGATACAAATCAGCAATAGCATGTTTAATCATGAGTAGGGCAAGCAAATGAATTTCCATAATATCTCCTAAAATATTTATTGACAAGTGGTATAATTGATGCTAGTATATATATAGTCAAATACAGTTATTTTTAAAATTTGAACTGTTAAATAAGACATAACCCATAAGGAAAAATAATGATTGAAGGTTTCAAAATACCATGCGTGACTTTTAAAATGAGAGTCCGAGATGAATCAATTGGTGGTCCTAACCCTTATCGTTGGGAGGATATAACCAGTGACTCACTGCTTAAAGGCAAAAGAGTAGTATTGTTCAGTCTACCAGGAGCGTTCACACCTACGTGTTCAACATATCAACTTCCTGGTTTTGAAGAAAACTACGATAAAATCCGTAATCAAGACATAGATGAAGTTTATTGTATTTCTGTAAATGATGCTTTTGTAATGAATGCTTGGGCAAAGCACCAAAACATACAAAACGTCAAAGTAATACCTGATGGTTCAGGAAACTTTACAAGATACATGGGGATGCTAATAGGAAAAAACCATTTAGGTTTTGGATTGCGTTCCTGGAGATATATGGCAGTTATCAATGATGGTGTTGTAGAAAAATGGTGGCAAGAACCTGGTATTAATAATGACGGTGACGATGATGATCCGTATGTAGAAACTACACCAGATAACTGTGTAGGCTATCTTTGCGATGTATGAAACATTTGATTGGACCCACCTAATTACTGAAGATGATAGGTCTTCTATTATAGAAGATATTAGATCTATCATCAATCAAGGCGATTATTATAAAAATGCTCCTAAATACCAAACTACAATGGAAGTATTTTCTATTAAAAAACCACACTGGTCAAAGTTACGTATGAGTTTTTATTGGAGTTGTTTTGCTTTTAATAAAGGTGAAGTGCCAATCAAACATATAAAAAGCTGGGGTGTAATGACCAGTAGCAAATGGGCCGAGGAAAGAGATAATCTTTGGCACCATCATGCTTGGTACGCAAACGCTACCTTGCCCAGATTAAGTGGAATTTTTTATCTTAAGGTACCTAGTGAAAACCTAGGAGATATAGAATGTGGCACAGAGTTTGCTCCTAAAGGTGTAGAGGATCCAGAAAGATTTTGGACACCTCCATTAATAGGACATTGGATAATATATCCAGCAGAATTATATCATAGACCAGGACTTTTAAAGAGTGAAGACGAAAGATTTGTTGTTGCCGCTGATTTAGGATGGGAAGTATAAATAATGGATAATATGGATAAGGTTACACAATATAAAGCTGAAGATATCTTTTTTGAAGATCCAAATGATCCTACTAAAAAGATAATGAAGATTCCAGATGAAATTTTGAAAAAGAAAGGCTGGAAAGAAGGAACAAAAGTAAAAGTGTCAGTAGGCGATCAAGGCACTGTAATAATTGAAGAAGTAAAGGATGAAACTAAGCAAGAATCCACTGATTAAATACATAGTACATTTGCGTATGTTATACGCAGATATAAGGGGTCATCATGGCAAAAGATGGAACTATGAGCCAGGAGATCACTATATGGGCCGGTCAAAAGATAGGAGAAAACATGTCAACAAAAGATGATCAAGGAAAATTAGAAGTATCAGTTCGTGTATTAGGAAACGAACTAGTGGCACTTAAAATGACTGTAGATGACTTTAAAATGAAGTGGTTAGTGCTAGGAGTCATAACAATCGTAGCTTTAGGTTGGGCAGCCGGCGAATTTGGGCCTGATTTAATAGGCATGTTTAATTAATTTACCAAAAAACTTGACTTTAACTCTATATTTGCTATAATAAGTATATATTAGCAAATAGGTGAGATTTATGAATATTCATGTTAAAGGCGGGTCAAAATCACAAAAAAAGCACATTAAAAGTATGGTTGAATTTTGTGTGGGCAAAATGATGCCTAGAATGAGTAATCTTGAATTTAATATACATATCAAAAATTTCGGCAAAGACGACAGTTGGGGATATTGTATCCCATCGGATTATGCTGATGCTATTAGACCAAGAGAATTTGATATAGAAATTAATAAACAGGCAAAACTACGTAGAATGCTTGAAACCCTAGCTCATGAAATGGTACATGCAAAACAATTTGCAAGAGGTGAACTGTACGAGAGCTCAAGAACAAACAAGCATAGATGGCAAGGCAGATGGTTATCAAAGGAACCAGGATATTGGGATCAACCATGGGAAATAGAAGCACACGGTAGAGAGTGTGGTCTTTTTATTCAATGGGCACAGGCAAATAAATTAGGCACAAGAAAGTGGACACATGACAAAGTTTAAAACTCAAGATGTATTAGCAGTTGCATACGCCGCATATAGAAAAAACAAAGGTTATGTAAAAGATACTTTCAGGTTCAGTGAGCCAACTAATGAAACTGCATTTTCTAATAAAGATTATGTAAAATATCAAATGGTTCCAGAGCATCGTCCACAGGACTTCAAGCCACTTGTAATTACAGAAGATGATTACAGAGGTGTAGAGGATGCTTTGAAACATTTTCGTAGATATACTTTAGGTATTTTAGCAAACAATTTAAATAACTTTCAACAGGATATGATTGATGCTATACTTGTTGAAGATGTAAATTCAAACAAGCTAGGCATTTTAGCATATGTACCAGAGCTTGTATCTCGTGAACTAAAAGAAAACAGTCTTAAGAAGTCACTTAGAACACTTTATAGAAATAGTAACTATATTGGAGAACCTAAAGAAGATTTTGAAGGTGTTGTTTGTGTTTTGGCTGAAAATTATATTGCAGATTACGAAAAATTCGTGTATACTTGTGATTATATGGGAAACGTTGTTTCATTTTGGTCTAAGTATCAGTTGCAAACAGGCGATCGTAGAAGAGTAAAAGCAAAGATTAAAAGCCATGTTAAAAATAGATTGTTTGAAGTAAATGAAACACAATTAAATTATGTGAAAATGTATAAGGTATAAAATGAAAATAAAATATGAACAAAAGTGTAAAGTAATTTGTAATGATAACGACAAAGAAGTAGAAGCTGACATAATGTCTTTTACTCCTGAAAGCAGACTCATAGTTGCTATTGCTGGTAACAAAATTCAGCTAAATTATAACAACCACGGAATGTATATAGGCAATAAAGTGGGAATGGAGTTTATAAGTGAAGGACCAAAAAGTTATGAAATCAATATGGGGAGAGTACGTTAATGCCTAATTTAGTTCCTGTAGTTATTGAAAAAGAAAGTCGTGGCGAACGTTCATATGACATTTATTCTAGGCTTTTAAAAGATAGAATCATCATGCTTGATACAGATGTCAATCAGATGAGTGCGAGTTTGATCGTTGCACAAATGTTATTCTTAGAGTCGGCTAATAAAGAAAAGCCAATTAATTTTTATATTAACAGCCCAGGTGGAAGTGTTACAGCAGGCATGAGTATATACGATACTATGCAATTAATTAAATGTCCTGTGCATACTATTGTTATTGGTATGGCGGCTTCAATGGGTAGTTTTTTAGCAAGTGCTGGAGAAAAAGGTAAAAGAATGGTGTTGCCTAATTCAAGGCATATGATCCATCAACCACTTGGCGGTACATCAGGACAAGCAAGTGATGTTGAGATCCAGTACAAAGAATTACAATTTTGGAAAGATAGATTGACAGAGTTGTATGCAAAACACACTGGTCAGCCTGTAGACATATTACAAGCTGATATGGATAGAGATAATTTTATGAGTGCAGAAAAGGCAGTAGAATATGGACTCGCAGATCGTATCATCGAAAGTCGCTGAACTAAAGGGTATTCCTACCCTTGATGAATTAAACAATCAGCTTAGAGAATCAGTACTAGTCGTTACGTTTAACAAGCTAGACGGTGACGAACGTATAATGACATGTACAAAAAAGTTTGAGCTTATTCCAGAATCCAGCAGACCTAAGACTGACAAAGAACCTCCAAAAGGTAATGTAACAGTTTGGGATTTAAATGCTAAAGGATGGCGATCATTTAAGTATGATCGTGTAACAAAAGTAGAAACAGGAGAATCATGAGTGAAAAATATTTTTGTAATTGGATTAGTAATTGGTGCTAGTATGATTACCAATGGTGCTATTGCACACACATCTGATGTATCTATACAGGATCACTATAAAACTGTTATTGACAGAACACCATACGAAGTTGAAGTATGTACTGCTGTCGAGACAAACAAAGGTCCTACTATTGGTGGTTTAGATGTGCAAGGTGCAATCATTGGCGGCATTATCGGTAATCAAATTGGTGACATGAAAGGTAATGGTGCCGCAGGTGCTCTTATCGGAGGATTGTTAGGAGGAGAAAAAACTCCAACTAATAAATGTGTAATTGAAACTAGATACAACGAAACATCTAAGAATGTCTACAGTCATAGCACTGTGACTTTTAGTGCTAATGGCAGGGACTATTCAGTAAGGTTTATAAAATGATAAACTTTGTTAGGAGGATGGGCAGGACGGTAATGCAGCGGATTGCTAATCCGTACTACGTGTATAAGCGTAGAGTGGGTTCGACTCCCACATCCTCCGCCATTTTTGTGTGTTTTCTTTTAGCAAGTTGTCATCCTGTGTTTGCTTACGATGATATAATTGAACAACTAAACGATTATGTTATTGTTGAAGTAGATACAAATGAATGCAAAAGAGATAGAAAGTCAGATGGCTGGTACATGCCTTGGGCTAATAAGATACATTTCTGCAAAGAAAATATTATCCAAGGCTGGCCAAAAGAAAAACACGAAAGCGTTTTTAGAAAAGTTTTACTTCATGAGGCTGTTCATGTAGCCCAAGATTGTAAAGCTGGTTTCAACAATAATCATTTGCACAATATAAGTGTAAATGTAGAAGTGCCTGATTATGTTGCTAAACGTTATAGCAAAGACAGGCATACAATCGAAGCAGAAGCATTTTCTTATTGGCACAAAGGTGATAAACCTTTGGCGTTAGTAAGAAAATATTGTTAGGCTGGTGTAGCTCAATTGGTAGAGCAGCTGATTTGTAATCAGCAGGTTGCGGGTTCGAGTCCCATCACCAGCTCCATTTTTCAAAGGAGATAAAACATGTTAACATTTGGCGTTGTCGTTCTGGCATTATGGTCTATGGACAACAGAGAATATATTGATACAATGAATGAGCAATTAGCTCAAGGATATAAATGGGAGCAAATCGAATGTAGAGCTCCTGACAATTCATTGCCTCATATTGCAATAGAAACACCAATTGGCAACAAATACGTTTGTCACAAACTCAAAAAATAATATATGATGTATATATGTCTTACGGCTATGTTACTAGTTCTTTCAGTAACATTAGCCGTAATTGTAAGATTTACTTTTGTTTTGAAACAAAATGTTATGCACAATAGATGCCATACGGACGGTATAAATATTGAGGACTTGCACGGTCACACAGAACCGCACGTATGAGATACTATGATTTTTATTGCCGCACCATTTGGAAACTATATACACCGTAAAGATACTGTTAGTGTTACGGGAACATTTACTGTGGATCCACGTCCTGGCAGATTAAAAGCAATAATTAAAACACTACGATATACCAAACAGGGTTGGAGGAACAAATTAGGTTTACGTAATCCTGGTTTACATGCTGGTATGTTTAAAACAAGTTATAATGATGTGCTAAGTGTAGCGGCTATAAATCCTACAGATTGGACAAAAATACAAATGGCGATAAGCACACAACGTAATATAGAATTGAATGTAAGTTGTCCTAATTTAGATTCACATGACGACACAACAACTTGGGAAAGTTTTGAAAAGTTTCCCGAAAGAATGACAGGCGATTACTGTATTGTAAAGATTCCTCCAACGAGTAGCGAAGAATTGATTGATAAAATAGTAGATATGGGATATACACAGATACATGCAAGTAATACCTTGCCAACAGACAAAGGTGGATTAAGTGGTAAAACACTTGTTCCTTATACACTAAAAATTATACAGTATATAAAAAACAAGTATTCAAATATAGAAGTAGTAGCAGGTGGTGGAATCACTTCACCACAAGATGCACAAACATATTACGATGCAGGTGCTGATCATATCAGTTTAGGATCGGTATGTTTCACACCTTGGAAAATAAAAAAAATTATTCACTTGACTAATTCTTAAATATTAGTTATATTAAAATTAATACATAGGTATAGTGTCAATGGTAGCACGTCGGTCTCCAAAACCGAAAGTAGGAGTTCAAATCTCTTTACCTATGCCAATTTTAAGCTAGAAGATAAATAACTCGATAAGAAAATAAGGTCAATTTTTTTTTGACCAAAATTTTTTTTGACTTGAAAATGAGAAAAAGGAAAAATAAATGACTCAGCTAATATCCCCAAGTAAATTTACAAAAACAGTTGGCCTTTTAAGGTCATTTTTTTTGGATAAAGGTTTTGAAGAAGTACATACTCAAAACAGACTAAGCATACTTGCTGCATGTGAAGACCCGTTCAATGTAGCAACTTACAATTACGCAGGCCAGGTGTGGCCGTTGCCGCAGACAGGCCAGATGTGGTTAGAACACGAATTATTAAGTAGCCCCTCTAGTAAGGGGTTTTTTTGTGTCTCCACTTCCTACAGACAAGAACCTAATGCAATTCCAGGCAGACACGATATAATTTTTCCAATGTTTGAATTTGAAATGCCAGGTGATATAAACGATCTTAAAAAGATGGAATATGAACTCTGTGAATACTTAGGATTTCCTAAGCCAACAGAAAAGACATACAAAGAATGGCAGGCACATTACGGACTAGCAGAAGATTATGAAATGACTGCTGAAGAAGAAACTAAAATGTATGATGAGTTTGGTGCAACAATGATTACAGACTTTCCTGAAATGACATCACCGTTCTGGAATATGAGCAGATACGAAGATGGAGTACATTCTAAAAAGATTGATGTTATCTTAGGTGGTATGGAAACTATAGGATCAGCAGAACGTTCATGTGATGTAGAAATGATGAGAGATACATTTCATACAATCACAAACGGCGAATATAGTGAACTGCTTTATAAATTGTTTTCAAAAGAACGTGTAGAAGCAGAACTTGAAAAGTTCTTGGAATTCGACTTCTTCCCAAGAGTAGGTGGAGGAATTGGAATGACTAGAATGATCGCGGCACTAGATAAAAAATAGTGCTATCTACTCTGGGGTGGTGAAAATGGTAGACACGCACGATTGTTTCTCGTGTGCTTAATCGCGTGGAGGTTCGAGTCCTTCCCCCAGAGCCAACCAAAAGGAACTTAAAATGAATTTATTTCAAGATGGTGATTTTACAAGCCATGCAGGATTACCCTTAAAATGGAAATTAGAATGTGATGCAATAAGTGATGACGAATGGCGTTGCATTGCAAAAATGATTATGGAGCATCAAACTACACCATTTAGTAAAGCTATTGGTATTCCAAGAGGTGGACTTAAAATGGCTAAGGCTCTAAACGAGTATGCTAGTGGTAATGAAAAAGACCTACCTTTGATATGTGATGATGTGTTCACAACTGGTACTAGTATGATGGATTTTATGAAAGAAAACTTTCCTGATGCAACAGCGGCTTGGGGTTTTCGATGGGTTTTATTTGCAAGAAAAAACAGTAATACACATCCATACCATGTTAAAGCCCTTTTTACTATGCCAAATTAGTTGACATTTCTTTGTTTTTATAATACTATATATAATATGCTCCCGTAGCTCAGCTGGATAGAGCGTTGGTTTGCGGAACCAAAGGCCAGGAGTTCGAATCTCTTCGGGAGCGCCAAAAAGGTTGACATTTGCCAAAAAAGGTATTATATTAATATTATGACATTAGGACACGGATTAGGTTTATTATTTTTGGGTTTGATCGTTACTACCCTGGTGTTTTTAGGTATATTTAAGGCAGAACAACATTTTGAAAAAGAGAGGCACAATGAGGACACAACCACAAGAGATTATTAAACAATTAGAAGCAGACAATTCTAGACTAGCTAAGGAAGTTGTTCTGCAAAAGGCAATGGAAGAAGGATTAGATGAATTTTTCGAAGGTGTCAAAATGGCACTTGATCCACTTGTCACATTTGGTGTGAAACAAGTTCCTGAAAAGGATGAAACTGAAGTTTTGACTCCACAAGGACTCAATTGGCCTACATTCAAAGAACTTGCTCGTAAACTTATTGACAGGCAACTTACAGGCCATAATGCTAGAGATGCTATTATACTTTGTAAAGATCTTGCAACCGCAGAACAATGGAACATGTTTTATAGACGTATTCTTATAAAAGATCTGCGTTGTGGTGTTAGTGAAAAAACAGTAAATAAAGTTGCTAAAAAGTTTCCACAGTATTCTATTCCTACGTTTACTTGTCCACTTGCACATGATAGTGCAAACCATGAAAAGAAAATGGTAGGTAGTAAACAGATTGAAATAAAACTAGATGGTGTAAGAGTTTTAACAATCGTACGTGGTAACAAAGTAGAAATGTTTAGTCGTAATGGAAAACAGTTTCATAATTTTGGGCATATCATTACAGAGATTGAAGAAGTGCTAAAAGAGAAACCTGCTCCATATGATCTTGTATTAGACGGTGAGGTAATGAGTGCAAACTTTCAAGACCTTATGAAACAGGTTCATCGTAAAGATGGAAAACAGTCAGATGATGCAGTATTACATTTGTTTGATATGTGTCCGCTTGCAGACTTTCAAAAAGGTTTTTGGGATGTCGCACAAGAGAGAAGAAGTTTACTTACGAAGCATTGGGTTGAAGAGAATCAAAAAGTTTTAAAGCATGTACAAGCGTTAGATTGGGAAGATGTAGACCTAAGTACATCAGCAGGACAAAATCGCTTTGTAGAGCTTAATAAAGCGGCTGTAGACGGTGGATATGAAGGTGTCATGATCAAAGATACAGATGCACCATATGAATGTAAAAGAACACATGCTTGGCTAAAAGCAAAACCATTTATTGAAGTTACACTTAAGGTTGTAGCAGTTGAAGAAGGCACTGGTAGAAACGAAGGTAGATTAGGTGCTGTAATAGTAGAAGGAGAAGACGATGGATACAATTATCACCTTAACTGTGGAAGTGGTTTCACTGACAGTCAACGTGATCAGTTCTGGGCTGACCGTGATAACCTCATTGGTTCTTTAGTAGAGATTAGAGCTGATGCTAAAACACAGTCTCAAGATTCTGAAACGTATAGTCTCAGGTTCCCAAGATTCAAATGCTTCCGAGGTTTCGAAGCAGGAGAAAAAATTTAACCCCCGTACACGTAAAGATGCAGAAAAAATGTCCGATAAAGAAAAAATGGATGCGGGATACAAAGGAAACACATATACTATCAATGGAATGGATGGAGATTTTTAATGTATTGGTTAGTATTAGTCCTAAGTATTTCAGGCATGCCTGACATTACAATGGAAAATCAAATGGGTGGATACTTTACGTGTCAAATTGCGAAACAAAAATTTGAAGATGCAAATCCACCTAACATAATTATTAATGGTAAAGAGAAAAAAAGTAGCTTCACTAGTATAGATTGTTTAAAGAAAGGATAATAAAAATGAGAAGTTTTGTTGTAGATTGTTGGAATCATATTATGGATGCAGAAGTAAATCCATTAAGGCATATTCCAGACTTACATGCTAGGCATATGATCATGCAAGTATTAGCATTTATGTGGTCAGCAGTATTTTCGATTGCAATAGCTGACAGTATCATGGCTTTTGGTATAAGTGCTATGGTTCATGTTTTCTTTGTCGCGGCAGTTGTAATTACTGTAGCAACATTTAAGGTTGCTGAATATAAGCCAAGTGTATTTACATGGCGGAAAGACGGTTACCATTCACACGGACGTGGTAGAATGTATACCATCTATAGAGACAAAAAAGGTAATGCACATAAGGTGCCCCTTGATCCTAACGACCCGGGCGGAGAACACGAATAATCCAAATCGTGTTCAAAATCCTATATAAGATATATAAACATAAAAGTACTTCAATAGGAAAATCAATATGGCAATAAAATTAACAAAACGGAAAAAGACTCGTGCCACTCCAAAAATAAAAAGGGGTGGTAAATTACAGGAACCTAGTTGGGAAGGTTGGGAAGAATTAACTGGTGAGCAATATCACCGTAAGGCCCAAGCTGACAGGCAATGGTATTATGAAAATTTTAAAGCACAAGATCTTTTACCGGCTGTATACGAATGGATGAAACAAAACGAATACAGCAAAGACGATATTAAAAAAGTCAAAGCGGCTCCACAGTGGAGCATCAGTGTTTCAGGGGCTATTAGTGCTAAACTCCTACTGAGAGGCATGCCAGATTATAATAAGAAACATGCCGAATACTGGGAAACATTACCGGGCACAATGGGCACCACTGCACCAACAACTAAATTTTTAAAAGACCGCATACAAGTAGCTATCAGAGATGGTGCGGAAGTATTAAAAGACAGAAAAGAGATAGAAGAAAAGAAAGCTAAAATCGCACCACCGCTTAGTATTCAAGAGAGAATAAGAGAACAGGCTTACATCCAGAGCGAAGCTATTGAAGAATGGCTAGAAATATTTACTGTAACACCTGAAAAATTTGATCCTAAAGGTTTTGATTTTAAGAAGCATTTTTCAGATAAAGGTGTCACACAGGCACATGCTCGTAAATTAAAAACATTTTATGAAAACGAACACAGCGATTTTCAAGATTTACTACGTATGCCGACTTCTGCACAATTGAAGAAAATGGATGAAAAATCTGCTGATGAATGGGAACAATTAAAAGAAGGGTATTCTCATATTTCTAAATCAGATGCAAAAAAATATGTAAGTGCAATTGAAAATTTGCTTAGTGCATTAGACTTTGTAATTGCTAGTGCTAAAGCTAATCGCAAACCACGTAAGACTAAACCTAAAAGTGCAACGAAGTTGGTTGAAAAATTAAAATATTGTAAAGCAGATGAAAAATTCCAAATAGCAAGTATTTCACCAGAAGATATTATTAAAGCAAACGAACTTTGGGTGTTTAATAGAAAAACACGTAAGATAGGAAAATATGTTGCTAAAAATATTGATCCGCTAGGGCAACAACGTGAAGGAACAGGGCTGTCTGTAAAAGGCACTACAATTATTGGTTTTAATGAAACTGAAAGTATTCAGAAAACTTTACGTAAGCCTGCTGAACAATTAAAAGAATTTAAGGATTCAGGCAAAGTAAAATTACGAAAATACTTGGATGAGATTAAAACTACAGATACAAAATTAAATGGCAGGCTAAATCCCGACACGGTGCTACTTAAAGTAATCTGATAAATACTTACATGAGCATCAATATCAACAACATAAAACAAGGCTTAAATGACCTAGCAGAAGCAGTTGATTCATTAAGTAATCAGCCAGCACCTACTCCAACAATATTGGATAGAGAGTTAAGCGGCAACAAAATTAACGGTGGAATGATTACAAATTTTTCCTCTGTAGGTATAATCGACGAAGCTAAACAACCTATCCTTACTGTACATAATGATGGCATTACTGTTGAAAAAGCTACTATACGTGAGCTTAGTCAACCAGTAACTGTACAAGGAAATTTAACAGTAAACGGTGAAGTTTCTGCTAAAAAGCTACATGTAGATGAAGTTACCGCAGACATTAGAAATGAAAGAACAACACCTTTAGAGTTCAAAGCAGAAGGTAAGTCACTTAACGGAAAAGGACTTATATGGTCTGGTAAAGATTACACTAAGCAATTTGTATTCCAAGAAAATATAGATAGATTTTGGAGCAGTGAAGATATCGATTTACAGCTAGAAAAAGTTTATAGGATTGATAGAATTCCAGTGCTGACACTGCAAAAATTAGGCGACTCTGTAGTCAACAGTAAATTAAGAACACTAGGTAAAGTTGAAAATCTAGAAACAGCAGGTTCAGTTAATATTGATGACTTTGTTTTTTGGGATTCAGATACACAAAGATTAGGTATTGGTACTGACCAACCTAATGCTATGTTTAGTGTAAAAAATATAGATCATGAGTTTGTTATTGACAACACTATAGAGAAAACATTTAAAGTAGGTACATGGACTACTAGTACACTAGAAATAATTTCAGATGATACAACTAGAATTGAAGTAGCCGCAAGCGGTGAAATTACATTAAAGAATAAAGTCCACGTTGAGGGCAAAGTAGGAATAGGAGTCAAAAATCCACAAAGTGATGTAGACTTAACTGTTGCTGGTCCAGTAAGGATTGAAAACAAAAAATTCCAAGTTGGTTCTAATCCTCCTACAACAGGTCCTTATCTGACTGGAGATATTGTTTGGAATAAAAACCCACAACCAACAGGTTATGTAGGTTGGATATGCACCCGTCCTGGTTCTCCAGGAGAGTGGAAGGCGTTCGGGTTAATCGAAAGTTGAAATCAAAACTAAACTATAACTTTTGGCAATGGTGTGCCAGAGTTATACCAATTGTATATTTGGTAGGCTCTCTGGCATTGTATTTTATTGGCACTGATACAATAGTAAACATTGCGGCTTGCACAGCTTTAACAGTGGTTTCTTTATTCGCGATTGCTTGGTGGTGGTGGGCAATGGATACTATTAATGAAATCACAAAAATGTTCAAAACAAATATGGAACGTTATGATACAATCCATACAGAACTTTCTGAAGTTAGAAAAGAAATACTTAGACAAAAGAAAAACAAGTAAATAACACATGCTTGTAATTGGAAACGGTGAAAGTCGTAAAGGACTTAATCTAAACACATTTGACGAAACAAAAATAGGATGCAATGCTATTGCACGTGATGTCACTGTTGATCATCTAATATGTGTTGACAGGCGTATGGTGTCTGAAGCATTAGAAAACAGTTTTACAAATACAATTTACACAAGACATGATTGGCTTACTCAATTCAAAAAATTTAAAAATGTAAAACCGGTTCCTAAATTACCTTATAAAGGTGACTTAAGAATGGATCATCCTTTTCAATGGGGTAGCGGACCATATGCTTTATTGCTCTCTACTACCTATGCTAAAAGAATTAAAATAATTGGGTTCGATTTACATAGTAGGTCTGATACTGTAAACAATATATACAAAGATACTTCTAATTACGACAAATCAAACAAAAGAGCAGTCGACCCAAGATATTGGATACATCAAATTGCTAAAGTTTTTGAATTGTTTCCAAAAAAGAAATTTACAATTTACCAAACATATGACTGGATTTTACCAGATCAATGGAAATTCAAGAATGTTTCAGTTGACACTATAGATAATTTATAGTATAATAATTACAAATATGAGGACTTGCGTCGACCCTCTTTAAATACTCCGCCGTGTACAAATATAGGAGAAACAATGAGTACATATTATAGCACAAAGACATACGGACATAACATTGGATTGAGTGCCGTATTTAGACAACCTAATGCAGATCATTCACATTGTCATCTGCTACACGGTTACAGTTTGCAATTCAAATTTACATTTGGTTGCTCTAATTTAGATAATAAAAACTGGGCTGTTGACTTTGGAGGATTAAAACCTTTAAAGGCTTGGCTTGAAGATTCATTTGATCATAAAACTTGTGTAGATGTAAATGACCCGCACAAGCAAGATTTTTATGATTTGCAAGATAAAGATTTATGTGAAGTCAGAGAGTTCGAAGGTGTAGGTGCAGAAAAATTTGCAGAACACGCTTGGCGATTCGCTGATAAACTTGTCCGCGAAATGACTGATGATCGCTGTTGGTGTGAAAGTGCAGAATGTGCAGAGCATGGAGCAAACAGTGCGATTTATACACCATTCACTACACAAAAGATTCGAATGGCAGAGTAGGGCAGGTATGTGGCTAAACTAGACAAGTCAAAATACACTAAAGCTGAAATTAAAGCTATCCGTGCTGAAAAGCGTAGACGAAAACTTGAGAAGAAATTCCTGCAGGAAGATCCTAATCTTACTAAAAACAATATCCTCGTCTTGAAACATGGAAGTAAATATTCTGCTGATTATGTTAATAAAATGTATGAAATGGTGTTAAGAAATATTTCTCTACCATTTAATTTTTATTGTTTAACAGAAGACCCAACAGGAATAAATCCTGGTGTAAAAATTTTAGATCTACCAAAAAGAATTGCTATTTCAGGTTGGTGGTTTAAGCCATATATTTTTAGTGATGAATTACCTATTGATGGGACAATACTTTATATTGACTTAGATATGGTAATTTGTGATAACATTGACAAATTGTTTACATATAATCCTAAAGGTTATTGTGTATTACGTGATTTTACTAGATCCATGCGTCCTAATTGGGAAAGATATAACAGCAGTCTAATTAGATTTGAAAAAGGACAATTAGATTTTGTGTGGCAACAATTTCTGAAAGACAGTGCAAACATAATGCGTAGACATTTTGGTGATCAAGATTATCTTTGGGAAGCTACACAAGGACAAGCAACACACTGGCCTGATCATTGGATAAGAAGTTGGAAATGGGAAGTCAGAAGAGATCGTAAATATGCACCAGGAGGACATAAAGGCAATAGGACATTTGAAACTGTAGAAGATTGTGTTGCTCCTGCAGAGTGTTGCATTGTTGCTTTCCATGGAGATCCTAATCCACATAAATGTAAGGATCCATTTATCATTGACAAATGGCACAAAATATAGTATATTAAGACTATGGATTTGAAGTTTACAACAGCAGGTGACTTTTTACAGTCACAACAAAAGCGTATAGGTTTTGCATGTAAGTATATGCATCCGGATCAAACGCAAAAGAAAAAACTGCTAGAAGAAATACAAAGACCACTAAATACTCGCAGTACAACAGTGGCGTGGCTTAATAGGCAAACTGTAGATGTTGCAGAAGAACGCTTGTGGGACATTATGGTCCACAACATTAAAAGCTACAAGAACTTGATCGAGTACGTAGGAGGTTTAGAAAATGAATTACGAATGGTTAGGCTCGGTAGTGATGTTTTGCCTGTATATACTGAGCCTACTTGGAGTTATTTTTGGCGTAAAGATGATGTCAGAGCATATTGCGAAAAGCATTTCAAGCCAGTTGGTGATCTTGCAAGGCAGTTGGATGTACGGCTTAGTATGCATCCTGGTCAGTTTACTGTGCTTGCATCTGATAACCCCAATATTGTAGAAAGAAGTATAGAGGAGTTTGAATACCATGTTGATGTCGCCAGATGGATGGGCTTCGGCCAGCAATACCAAGATTTTAAAATCAATGTCCACATATCCGGTCGCAAAGGTCCTTCCGGTATCCTCGACGTCTACCCAAGACTATCTCCGGAAGCGAGAAACACTATTACAATCGAAAACGACGAAAACTCGTGGGGGCTCGAAGCTAGTCTTGAACTTGGACACAGGCTCGCATTGGTGCTCGACATACACCATCACTGGGTCAAAACGGGTGAGTATATTACACCCTCCGACGATAGATTTTCTCGCGTAGTAGATTCTTGGCGTGGTGTACGTCCTGTTATACATTATTCAGTATCACGTGAAGATTATCTTGTAGATTTTGATGCAGATAAAAAACCTACAATGGATTCTTTATTGCTAGAAGGTTACAAAAAACAGAAGCTAAGAGCTCATTCTGATTACATGTGGAATAATGCAGTAAATGATTGGGCATTAACCTTTTTAGACTTTGCAGATATTATGGTAGAAAGCAAAGCAAAAAATCTAGCAAGTGGAAAATTACATGAATACTACAAAGAAAATTTTTAACTATTTTAAAGAAAGCTATGAAAATAGTAGGTTAGCTTTTTACTGTGAAGTTGGTGAAACTATTTTATTAGTGACAGGCAGTGCAGTTTTGAGCTTTACAATATTAGATCCTGCTACTAAGATATTCGTACCTCTTTACTTGGTAGGAAGTGTACTAGCAATGATAAGTACATATATACGTCGAAGTAGTGCTATACTTCTCGTTACATGGTTTGCAGTCATGAACACATGGGCATTTATTCAATTGTTTATGATTTAAAGGAGGAAGATATGATTAAAAAATGGATAGAAGAAAGAAAACAAGAAAGAACATCTTGGGATGGTGCTGTTCTAATTATTTTAGGACTTCTTGTATTGTTCCTTTCACCGTTAGCTAAAATAGCTGCAGGAATAGCTATTGCATATGGTGCTTGGACTATTTGGAAAAAAGGTTAAATTTTACTAATATCTAAATCACTACTAGCGGGCATATCCCAAATCTTTTTACGGGTTATGCCCATTTTTTGTGCAAATTTTTTGCTGTCGCAATCTTCACATACATGAAATACGTTGTTGTTTATCCTGTTGGGATCCATACAACCTCTTGGCCTTTGAAATATTTTATCACAGTTATCGCAACGTAGCAATACAACAGTCTTATTTCTAAAGTAACTGTGTTTTTTACCACTTTTGCTACAGCGTTCATGCCTGGTTTTCTCTGTATATTCTCTAATGAACATAATTATATTTACATTAAGATTATAAAATTAATGTATAAATACATAAGATAAGGGGAAAATATGTCCATTTGTACACTTACCGACGCCGCAAAAAAGCAAATAGAAACAATTTGTGAAGAAAATCAAGTATATGCTGTTACACTAAACCTTAAAGGTGGCGGGTGTGCAGGATTTGAATACGAATGGGGTACATATAAGTCACCAGAAGAATTATTAGATGACGATGAAATTATCAAAACTGATAACGGGTACACGTTTGTTATTGGTAATGCAAGTATGATGTTTCTTTTCGGAACTATAATAGATTATAAAAAAGACATAATAGGGTCAATGTTTGACATACAAAATCCTAATGCCAAAAGCAGTTGTGGGTGTGGTATTAGTGTAAATTTTGATATGGATAAACTCAGTATGCCTGCATAATGGAGCAATAGAAAATGGCAAAACAAGATATTAATATTGGTGTTGAGGGTAATGACGGTACTGGTGATAGTATACGTGAATCCTTTAAAAAAGTAAACGAAAATTTTACAGAACTTTATGCTGTATTTGGTGTTGGTGGACAAATTAATTTCACAACACTAAGTGACACACCAGATGTGCTTACTCCAAACACAGTACCACTAGTTAATTCATCAGGTACACAATTAGGTTTAGCTGAATTAGGCTCCAACAGCGACTTACCTGTTACAGATGATTTATATAGTGCTGTTGACACAATTACTTTTAGATATAATGTAGCAGGAAAACTTGTTATTAGTTCATCTTTCACACAAGTTTCAGATGATACTTCACCAACAATAGGTGGTCCAGTAAATGCTGCGAATTTTGGCGTGGCAAACGTAGCTATAAGTTCAGAAGCTGCAGATGCTATCAACACCGCACATAATTTAACTGGAGATGCACAGGTAACAGTTGATGATTTAGTAATAAGCAAAGGATATGCTGACCAAAGATATATTACTTCAGGCTTGCCATTACGTATTGAAGAAGAACCTTCAGGCAAGTTGCACTACACATGGACAATTAATAGATATGTGGACAATACTATTGAAATATTAAATCATTATACCTCAGCTCAAGTATTACTAACAACAGGACACGGACTAGATAGTGGAGCAAACGGATCAGCTATTAAATTTAATGCAGAGGATACTGATCCTACAGGATTAACTAGTAACACTGTTTATTATATTAGAGTAGTAAATGCAAATAGACTGATGCTTTTCACTGAAGCTAACAAAGCATTTGCAACTTCAGACAGTGATACTGATGCCAATGACAACAAAATTAATGTAGCAGGAACAATTGATCCTGATGACACTCACACTATAACAGAAGCAGCTCTAGATAACAATTTATCAGGAAATTTCCTAGATGACGTAGGTATGCCAAGACAGAGTATTACACGTAGACAAGGTGATACTATGACTGGACCTTTATATCTGTCTGATCATCCTGGTGAATTAGCAGGTCAAGGCGCACCAAACGGAATTGAAGACCTACAAGCGGCAAGTAAATTTTATGTAGATAATACAGCATACAGTTCCCCAGAAGTATTACATGTAAGCACTAAAGGTGATGACACTATGGCCGGAGTACCTCCAGGAAGAGAAGGTACTTCTTTTACATATGCATTTAGAACAATCAATGCTGCCGCAAGAAGAGCAGACATTTTAGTTAGATCTTCTCCAGCTATGCCTGGTACTTATATGCAAACACTTACACACACATCTGGGCAAAGCGAATCAAGAGTTATGAATGCAGATGTTGACGTACCAGTATTTGCTCAAGCCAGAAACTTAACTGTACAAAATAGAAGGTTTGTTATTGCAGAAGTTACAGGATTTTTAGCTTATAATTTTCCTAATTTTACGTACAATATAGATTTATGTGAAAGAGACGTAGGCCTGCTTGTAGATGCACTAGCTTTGGATATTAACAGAGGTCAAAGTGCAAACTTTTTAACTAGACAAGCAGCTGAAAAATATTATTCTTCTGTTAGTGGTAGAATTGCAATTACATCACAACTTACAGAAACTTTGGCAAGTATTAACTTTGCCCAAGAATTGCACAGTGCTTTACTTCAAAACAACATGTATCAAGCACAAACAATTGATGATATCACAAGAGCAACTCCAGGTAGAGTTACCACAACAGGAAACCATGGTTGGAGTGATAGAAATATTGTTCTATTTAGAAACATAGGTGGTATGACAGAGATAGAGGGTAAAAAACTCTATATCAAAAAAATATCAGATGATACATTTGAACTTTATCAAGATA